ATCCGTTCTTCGGTGGAACGCATTGACCAGCGGCCATCACGGACTGATTTAGTAACTTTCTTGTCGTTCTTGGCCTTGAACGACTGCTTCATAAGCTCTAGAAGCCACCCGGGAGCCTCTGGAACAGCGTTTAGGTCACCTTCGAGCGTATATGTACCACCAGCGGGGTAAGCACCGTTTAGAAGCCCTTGACGGCCCCACAGAACTTCCCAGCCTTCACCGCTAGCAGCGAGGCTGATGTCTGAGACCTCAGTCCAAAGTTCGGATGGAACGGTAAACAGGAACTTTGCAGCCGCTTTCTTGGGCGATGTAATGCGTGGAGCGTCAGCTAGGGTTTTGCCCCACTTGGCCTCAACAGCGCCGAGGTTGGCATCAACGTCAAGGATGACCAGCCCTTCAGAGCGTGGTCCTGTAAAAACACCAACAGCCTGGAACTTTTCGGGTTCACGTTCAATGACCATCGCCGTGGCTTCGGGCGACATCTTGTCGTGGTGCGCCCTACCAAGCGGATTTTTGCCGCAGGCTTCACCGCCTTTCGGCATTGGAACGCCTTTTTTGTAGATAGGCGCTGTTGCCCACTGGTTCGGCAAAGACCGAACAAACGACAGCAGATTCATTTGCTAAACTCATACAGGGAGACATGGACATGCGCCCTAGAGTCTTACCAACTCTGGGGCGCTTTTCATTGTAGCGGAGCTGTCCACCCTCATCAATGTGCTATATTTGCCAAGCACCGGGCAGTTCTAGCCCACAGCTAAAGCCATTCAATGAGTTTCCTAAAGAACAAAGAGGCCGTTGCAGGCGGCGCAGGCGGCGGTTATCTAAACCCCAGCAAGATCCAGGCAGGCAGCCAGGTTCGCTTTGCGTTGCTCGCCGAAGAGCCACTGGAATTTTATGAGTGCTGGGGCGAAGCTACAGACGGCAGCGTCAGGCCATTCCGTTTTCTTGACGATCCATCACCTGCGGATGTTGAGCAAGAAATGGGACCAGGCTATTCACGCCGGATGAACCGGGAAGGCACTGGACCGGAGGCCGTCAAGTTTGCGATTGCTGTGCCCTGCTACAGCCACGACACAAAGATCATTCAGCTCTTGATCATCACCCAGAAGAGCATCATCAAGGAATTTGACAGCCTTTCCCAAATGGAAGACTACGAAAACCTGATGGAATGGGACTTTGTTTTGGGCAAGGAAGGCTCAGGACTGAACACGGAATACACGCTACGGCCTGTACCCCGTAAGTCCAGCCAAGCGGTGCTGGATAAGGCGTGGGACGCAGCATTAAAGGCTGGTTTTGACATCACCAGGCTGATTGCTGGCGGTAACCCATTCAAGGAAGCTGCCTAGCACTTAATAGAGCCCCGTGTTCCTATGGCACGGGGTTCACAACTTTTTAAATAAACCCATGAAAGTTTTAATTGCTTGCGAATACAGCGGGGTTGTCCGCGATGCTTTTATTGCTCAAGGGCATGAAGCTGTTAGCTGCGATTTGCTGCCAAGTGATGCCCCTGGCCCGCATTACCAGTGCCCTGTGGAAGAGATTCTTAATGACGGGTGGGACATGATGATTGCACACCCACCTTGCACCCACCTTGCAGTATCTGGAGCGCGATGGTTTAAGGACAAAAAGGAACAGCAGAAAGACGCGCTCAATTTTGTCCGTTTGCTATTAGATGCCTCTATTGACAGGATTGCGTTAGAAAACCCCGTATCAATTATTTCTAGCCGTATTCGTAAGCCCGACCAAGTAATTCAGCCGTGGCAATATGGCCATGGTGAAACAAAAAAAACGTGTTTGTGGTTAAAAAATCTGCCCAAACTATTGCCCACAGACATTGTTGAAGGGAGGGAAGCACGCATACACAAGATGCCTCCTAGTAAAGACCGCTGGAAGCTACGCAGCACGACCTACAAAGGGATTGCTGCGGCAATGGCAAGCCAATGGGGATAATCGTGTTATAGTAGATATGGGAAAGAGTATTTTATGACCACTAGGGAACAAGTACAAGAACAACGAGAACGGCAGAATAGGCTGGAACGTATGTACATGGACGATGGCCGGGACGACCCTAAGCACCCCTACCACAGACTGTTCACCGGACTTAAGCAAGGTGCCGGAAACAAAGATTGAAACAGAATCCGACTCGATGGTACGTATCACGGTCGGCGATAAGGTCGGTTGGGTTAGTTCATATCACTTAATAGTCCCGAAGGAAAATCAGCTTATAAACGCATGGCTAGCCAAACACAGGAAAAGCTGAATAACCTAGGTAGAAATACCCTGGTACGTGATGATTCTGGCCCTTTCCGCGTGTATCGGGATGACGCTGGCAGCGTTTTTCACAGCGTTACGCACATCCTCAAAGAAACTGCACCCGAATGGCAACAACAAGCCCTGGAACGGTGGCTCACTAGACCGACTGCTACAGAAGACCGAGACATGGCTGCAAAGCGTGGAACGCTTGCCCATGATCACGCGGAACGTCTACTACGAGTCACCAGAAAACTCGCCATTCAAACCGCCAAAAAACGAAAAAGCCTAAAACCCAACAAGGAGGGCCTGGAACGTTGCCCACCAGCCATCACCAGCTGGGCGCTGGATAAGGCCATTCAAAGCGCACCTAGGGTTGCCTGGAGCGCATCAGGCTATGCCCGCGGCCTACGGGGGTGGATCGAATCCAATCTGGCGGCCATTCATGCGATTGAATTCAGCGTCCGCCACCCGCTTGGCTTTGCTGGAACGGCGGACGCCCTGCTGGAGGTAAAAGACCGGAAAGGTCTCTATGTGGTGGACTGGAAGACCAGCGTCCGCGAAAGAAACGAAGACATGTTACAAAACTACATAGACCAATGCGGCGCGTACTCGCTGGGACTACGTGAAATGACCGGCATTCAAGCAGCTGGAGCGTTAATCGTGGTGGCACGCCGTACCGGAGCACCACAAGTACGCGAACTATCCGCACTGGAGCTACTCGGCGCCGAAACGCGATTCAAAGAGCGCGTGGAGCGTTACTTCGCTGCGCTCGTAACAGAAAAGCCCGAAGGCCATTCATAGGTCTTCAGGGTAAAGAAGTCCGTGGGCTAGCCAGTCCCATTCAGGGATTAGTTCCCGCGTTTCGGGGCATGGAGCGTACCAGCCCCCCTCGTCCAAGTCCCAACCGGCCTTGGTACGTATGGCGTAAACGCGATCCCATTCTGCCGTTGCAGCATTAATTGCGTCTAAGTGGTCATACCATGTTGGGCATTTTTCCAACATGCGTAGGTTTTCTTGAGCTTGGTAAAGAGTCATGGCACGTAAGTAGGGGCTTTGTGTGGGCCTGACAGAAGCCTAGAACACATTCAAGGATTTTGCAAACGAGCGAAGCTCGCAAAAGCCATTCATGATGAATAGCAGGACGTTAAAAATTCACCCTTGCCAAGATCGCCGCACATAAGCGGCCAGGGCCTAATTTGCCATTCAAGCAGCTGGAACGTCCATCGCCCATGGTGAGCAACACAAGACGTGGGCACGCGAAGAAGCGGGCTGCGCCCGCATTTGAACCGTAATTCACGTTAGGCCGTGCAAAATAAAGCCAGCCCCTAGGTTAGGGCTGGTACGTTTAACACGTTGCGCTAAAATCCAAAAGATTGTTCCACTTCTTTACGGGACCAAGCCCTCCCGTCAACTCGCCATCGGGTGCAATACACGCCGCCATAGCAATTAATAAAAATACTCACTTTAAGTTTTCTGCCCCTGATCAAAGCTGACTTTCCTACATGGAATGGGCCCCGTTTAGGATCGGCGTGGAATAAGGTCCAACCGTCCCGTCTAGCGGTTGAAAGAAGCCAGTGTATGGCTGTTCCTGTTACAAGACTTGGCGCATTTAGTGGTTCTGCCCGTTGGAAGCATTTTTCGACGGTAGTACGGGCCAAACCAGCGCAAGAGATGGCGGTTTTCATAGTGGGGATCTTTGTTGTAGTGAGTTAATAGCTGGAACGCTTTTAAGCGTGGGGCGATTGCAGCGGTGAAACTTTCTCCTGTTTCAAGCCGCGCCATGCCCGGGCTTTGTCCATGGATTGAACCAGTTTGGCCATGGCTGGCACGTCTCCACTTGCAGCCGCGATGTTGAAATGATGCTGCAACGTGGCGAGAATTGAAAGCGGGTTCAGATCATCCTGTTCTGATTCTGCTGGTCCGTCATCACTGGAATCGATTGTTTGCTGTGCTTGCCGGATGGCGTCATAGGAGACGGATCGGCTGATGCTAAATCGGACTGATGCCATGGTTGCCGCGCTGGAGTGTGCGATGCCGGATTCCAGCCAGCCACGAATGACCGATTGGCGTTGTTCTATTTCTGCGTGAGTTGCCATGGTGTGGCGATTGAGTACAAGAGCACAATAACAGGAAAAACAGGAATTGCCAGACGGTTGGCGAATGTTGGTGCGTTTTGGTTTTGGGGGTTGCGGTTTCTTCTAAAGTATGAGACGATTAGCGGGAACCACACCAAGGTCACATGTCCAAACGAATTTTAAAAATCGGCGATCGCGTCCGATACACAAGGAATTTTCTTCAATGCATCCAGGCTTATTCTGGATGGTACCCACAAGCACGGGGCATTATCGTCCGCTTTGAAGGTAAGGATCCTTTGAACCGTTTAGCAGTGATGCAGTGGGACGTAACTACAGGCGTGAACGATCCTGCCATGGTCAACGTATTTAATTTGGAGGTAACACGATGAAAAATCTTGGGCTTAAAGAGTTTAAGGTTCACTACTTTGATCATGTCATTAACAAAGGACGGATCCAAACTCTGTTTGCGCGTGACATTGATCACGCAACAGGGATATGGGCAAACATGATATTAGTCTCTCAAGAGACATTGTCGATCATGGAGCATAAACTGCCCGATTGGCTACGTTAACCTGCTACAGTATCAGTTCACTTAAACCACTTACGAAATCAAATGTCAACGAAAAACGTCAACAGAATCAAGGCAGTGTATGACCTTGCCACGCCGCAGGAACTTACGGTAGGCCGTGCCTGGTATCCGCAAGCCTACGAAATTGCGCGGATCATGGCGTCAGATTATGGCCTATGTGTTCAGACTGTTGTCGGCGTTATCGCAGCACTGTCACCACGGAACAAGTGGGAACGGAATCTCTTGGACGTTGAGAATTTGGTCGAAGCCTATTGTGTGGATCGTGCCCAAGCCGCTGCCGTCAAGGTGTGCACGTTTGGCAAGAATAAAGAGAAAGCGATTAAGATTCTTGACCTAGATCAGGATCCGTTCACCGATGCCATCATGGACGTATTGAGCGGACCCAAGCTTAGGGAGTTTGCATCCTGCATTTTGAAGCTTGACGATGTATGCATTGATGGTCACGCCTTCTGCATCTGGAATGGAGCGCGGACAGGGTTAAAAGATGTTCCCGCGATTGGCGTCAAGCTGCGAGCTGAAATCAAAAGTGATTATCGCAAAGCAGCTGCAAAGCTTGGTCTAAGTCCTAGTGAGTGCCAGGCTGTTACGTGGTGCGCTTGGCGTCGCATCCATGGCGTGACAGTTTAAGAATTGATTGTTGGCGTTGCACGTTGTCAGCTGCTGTTGATGTACTAGGATATAAACAAGCGGAACACACACCGCACAATTCTCAAACTTAAAAATGTCTTCATCAATGTATTTTGTCGATCTTTTCTACACTCGTTCAGGGGACAGCGCTCCTGCTTGGCACCGCACCGATCACGGGACACTGCAGGCCGCACGGCTTCACGCTCGCCATTACTCGCAGGAACTAGGAAGGGAGAATGTAGGGTTGTTCGAGCGTTACCCTACAGAGCTAAATTTCTGACTTGTATGCGTGCCCTCATCGGGCACGCTTTCTGAGATCAAGCTCAGCTATCACAATTCTTAACATCAATCCGATTTAACATGACTTCACCAACACGATCACGATTCGTCACAGTCGCCGTCTTCGCTATCAGCGGAGTCTCAGCAGCCTGCCTCAGCGTGGGGCTGGCTAGCCTGCTAGCAGCCAACCCTAAGGGCCCTGACGCGCACGGGCAGGCCGTAGCGTTGGTTGCCTGCGCTGGTTTGGCAGGCACTTGCTTAACCCTTGCCGCAGGCGCTGCCACTGACGACTGAGAATCGTTCTCAAAAAGCCGTCACAAAATGTTACAGTTGACCCGTTCTCAATAAGGGGGGCGGGTTCGCAACAAGGGCGGCATGGCGTAAGGACATAGGGAACCTGCTGGTACGTGGGAAACATCTGTTACTGTAATACTAAGGGGGTATCCACCAAAAGTCAACTATCCTGTAGTACAGGCCCCAAAAAAATACGCACCAAATACTTTCTTCTGTAATACATGGCCGTACGCACACCACCCCCGCTATCGCTACGGCACGCACAGGGTGAAGTTTTCAACAGCGACGTACGTTTTCGCGTACTGGTCGCAGGCCGCCGCTTCGGAAAGTCCTACCTAGCCTGCATCGAACTCTTGCGTGGAGCGATTGCCAGCCCCGGCGAAACGTTCTTTTACTGCGCCCCGACTTACCGCATGGCAAAAGATATTGCCTGGAAAGTCATGAAACGTATTGTCCCCGCAGCTTGGATCAAGTCCAAGAACGAAACGGACCTCAAGCTGGAACTTGTCAACGGCTCGACAATCGAACTGAAGGGCACCGAAAACGCAATGGCACTGCGAGGCCGCAGCCTTTCCGGCGTGGTACTCGACGAAGCCGCATTTATGGACGCCGCCGTCTGGTTCGAGGTGATCCGCCCCGCACTCGCCGACAAACAGGGCTGGGCCTTATTTATTTCCACGCCCGATGGAACGGCCAGCTGGTTCTACGAACTCTGGCAATACTGCATCACAGGCGACACCAACTGGAAACGGTGGAGCTTCACTACAATCCAGGGCGGCAACGTCCCACCGGAAGAAATCGAAGCTGCACGGGGTCAACTGGACCCACGAACTTTCCGCCAAGAGTTCGAGGCCAGCTTTGAAAACCTATCCGGTCTCGTTGCCGTCTCATTCGGCGACGCCAACATCAGCACTGCCGCAAAGGACATCCCAATCCTCCCACTACTACTAGGCGTCGACTTCAACGTGGACCCAATGACCGGAATCTGCGCGGTCAAGGACAACGACACCCTCTACGTATTCGACGAAATCCACCTAACGGGCGGCGCCACCACCTGGGACTTCACGGAAGAAGTAATCCGCCGCTTCGGCCTGGAACGTCGCATTATGGCCTGCCCGGACCCCACGGGCGGCGCCCGCAAAACCCAAGGTGTAGGCGCTACAGACCACAACATCCTACGAAAATCGGGATTCCGCGTCTGCGCCCCACGCAGCCCATGGAAAGTACGCGACAAAATCACCGCCGTCAACACCGCATTACTAGACGCCACTGGAACGCGCCGCTGCTTCATCCACCCCCGCTGCAAGGAACTAATCAAATCATTCCGCAGCCTGACCTATGCCCCTGGAACGGGCCTACCAAACAAAAATTTAGGCGTAGACCACGCATTTGACGCCTTCGGTTATTTATGCCTGCAACAATTCAACCTGGCAAAATCAGGCGTAATGGGCACCACTTCATATAGGCTGTATTGAGCTACACGAACTAATGGTTAATTACGAGGGGCCACAAAAGCGAAGCCGTGGTGATAAACGCGCCCAAGAATACATCGAGGCACGCCAACGCCGAATGTACCGGCACCAACTGGACGGCCATAGCGTGCGCCAAATCGTATATGAACATTCTGCCCGCGAAGGAGTCAGCATCCCCACTGCCTGGCGCGACTGGGACCAAGTAAAACAGTGGACCGAAGAGGACTGGATCCGCGACCGCGAAGCCATGCTGGGCCGCATCCAAACGATGCGCCTCCGCGTCGTCCACGCCGCGATGAAAAAGGGCCACTACCAAGTCGCAGCCCAAGTTTTGGACTCCCTGGGCCGCGTTTTAGGCGAAAACACCCCGGAACAAGTATCAGTCCAAGTGCCATCACTAAGTATCCAAGTAGAACCCAAAGTAGTCACCGCCCAACTACCCGAAAGCGGCGTAATCGAGGCCGAAATAACACCACAAAAAGAGGTAGATTCAGCTGAACCCACCCCATAAATCAATGCCCGGACACTACGGCCAAGGCAAAAAGAAGAAGCCCAAGGGAAAGAAAGGCCCCAAGAAGTAGAATATGAACAGCTGTCGCGATTTCCATGGCAAAACGCGGTCTTTACGCCAATATCCACGCCAAGCGTAAGCGTATCGAGGCTGGCGCGAACGAAAAAATGCGTAAACCAGGCTCAAAGGGCGCCCCAACCGCTGGAGCGTTCAAAAAAGCAGCCAAAACAGCTAAAAAACGCAAACCAAAGGGTAAAAAGTAATGGCTGCTGTCGCTACAACCGCCGTCGACCGGTTTACAAACGTCGTCGAATACACAGGGGCAACAATGACCGCCGTAAACGACTGGTTCGCGGTCCATGGCCACACCAGCGAATACTCATTTGCAGCTGCCGTCACAAGCGAAGGCAATTTCACCTTAGCTTTAGAGGCAAATTTCAACGGCAACGGCAACTGGTTCACAATCGACACCAGTAAGACCATCAATGAATCCGGCCAATACGTCTACTTCTACAACGGGAAGCCTGCATCCCAGATCCGCATGAGAATTGCTTCCATTGCCTCTGGAACGGTATCTTTAACGCCCCATATTGTCACTGCTTACCACGGATAATGGGCACCCGAATCGTCACCGGCTTTTGCACCCACCTTGAGGTGGATTCCGAAAGCCGCACCACCGAAGCCTCCTTCGCCTTTATGACGCCCCAAGACCCCGAGGACTTCGGAGGTCTGATGGTACGTCTTGCCAGCGGTATCGAAGTAATGATCGAAGTTGAGGACGAAGAATGATCGAATACCGAGGCGAAAAATTTAGCGGCTACAACAAGCCAAAACGCACCCCAGGCCACGCAAACAAGAGCCACGCCGTGCTTGCCAAAGAAGGCGACACGGTAAAACTGATCCGTTTCGGCCAACAGGGCGTAACAGGCAGCCCAAAAAAGGACAACGAAAGCGAATCCTCGCGTAAACGCCGCGAAGCATTTAAGAAACGCCACGCCGCTAATATCAAAAGAGGTAAAATGTCCGCCGCTTACTGGGCAAATCGCGAGAAATGGTAACTAAGTGACCTATTCAGTTCCCGGCCAAATCCGCACCCACCTTGTAAGTTCCAACACCCTCGGTGGAGCGGACAGCCCGTTCACCCGCACCCAAGCGGTGCTGGACATGATGAAGGGCTGGGAAATCATGAAGGCCATCACCCTTGGTACGGAATATCTACGTGAAAACAGCGAAGCCTTCCTACCAATAGAACCCCGCGAGGACTACACGGCGTATTTAGCGCGTGTAAACCGGGCCGTATTTTCTCCATTTACGCAGCGCCTGGTGCGTGCTGCGGCAGGACTAATTCTACGCAAGCCGATCAGTTTGGTAGGCGACCCATACTGGACCGATATTTTCGCAAAAGACGTTGATGGTTGCGGCTCAGACCTAGACGAGTACGCCCGCCGCCTGCTGCTGTGCTCACTAACTTACGGGCATTGTCATACATTAGTAGATTTTCCGGCTCCAACGGGTGCCCGCAGCCTTGCAGAAGAGCGCGAACTTAACCGCCGCCCGTACTGGATTGAAGTTGACCCAGACAACATCTACGGCTGGCGGTTGGACCGTGAAGTCAACTACGGCAATCTTGTACAGGTCCGCATCAAAGAAAAAGCAGTAGTCCCTGACGGCGAATTTGGCGAAAAAGTATACGACCAGATCCGTGTAATCGAGCCCGGCCAATACCGCATCTACCGCCAAGTAGAAACCAAAAAGGATATGCAGGGAGGCTTCCCATATCCAAACGCCTTCGACGCAACGGATGCCACCTCGGACTACGAGCTAGTGGAATCAGGCGACTACAGCCTGGGCCAAATCCCCCTAGTAACAACCTACGCAGGCAAGACCGACACCCTTACCAGCAAGCCCCCACTATTAGACATCGCCTATTTAAACCTGGCCCATTTCCAACGCCAGGCCGATTTAATCCACAGCCTGCACATCGCAAGCCAGCCAATCCTTGTCCTCGAAGGCTGGGACGACCAATCCAAAGACGTAGCTGTAAGCGTCAACTACGCAATGGCCAGCCAGCCTGGCAACAAGGTTTATTACGTCGAACCAGCCGCGAACGCATTCGAAGCACAGTCCAACGAAATCCGCGAGCTACAGATGCAGATGGCCACTTTAGGCATCAGCACACTTAGCCAACAAAAGTTTGTTGCCGAATCTGCCGACGCCCGCCGCCTAGACCGTGTTGATACAAATTCAATGCTGTCGATGGTATCTCTGGACCTGGAACAATCTCTACAAAAATCGTTCAATTTAGCTGCCGACTATGTGGGAATCGAACCACCCGAAGTAAAGATCAGCCGAGATTTCGACATCGACCGTTTAATCGGCCAGGACGTAACCGCGTTGACGACATTGTTTGAGCAAGGTGTCCTGGGACGCGACGAATTCCGCCAAATCCTGGTCCAGGGTGAAATCCTTCCTACCGCTAGCGAGGAACAAGGCGGTGAGACCGATACTCAAGACGCCGAAGAGGAATAAACGCAAACCCTAGGTTCTTGTAAACTACATAAGTAGACTAAACAAGTACATGGAGTATGCCTACATGGGTAAGTCCTTAGAAAAAGTTACTAAGCCTGACGGTTCCGAAGTATGGGAACTCGTCGAGCTACGTGAACCGCAGCCTGAACCTGAGGTATGCAAAGCTGTACGCAAGCGCAAGCCATCAAAGCCTGCGGATTTTGACTCCAGACACCCCTACCACCACTGACTATGGAAGAGCACGTCATTCAGGAAACGCCCGTGGCGAGTCCTGACCAGCCCGTGGCTGCAGCCGACACCGCTCCACAGCAACCAGACCCTGCGCTTGCTGTAAAAGCCGAATACGAGACCCAGCTTGCCGCTTTAAAACAGCAGGCAACTGAAGCCGAGGAACGTTTCCAAGGCATCAAATCCAAGCTGGACGACGTATACAAAAAGCAGGACGACCAGCGCAAGCAAACGCTGGAAGACCAAGGCCAATGGAAAGACCTTTGGGAAGAAGCCAACAAGAGCGCCCAAGAAAAGGACGTCCAGATCGGTGCATTGGAACGCCAATTGGCGGACCTAAAGGTCTCCAACGAGGAAGCTTCCATGCGTACAAAAGCGTTATCAGCAATCAGCCGAGCTGGTGCGATCAACGCCGAGCAAATGCTGCAGCTGGTACAAAACAACCTGCACAAAAAGGACAACGGCGACGTTGTAATTTTGGACAAAGGTGTTGAACAAGATATTACTAACTATCTAGGCAATTTAAAGAACCCTGGTTCAGGTTTTGAGCACCACTTCAAGCCCAGCAGCGCCGCTGGTATGGGGGCCAAACCCACACCAAATTCTGTTATCGCCCCTGGAATGGCCAATCCATTCAAGGCCGGTAGTATTAACATAACGAGACAAATGCAACTAAAAGCAGAGGAGCCTGAACTTGCAGCTGTGCTGGAAAGGGAAGCTTCTTTGTAGCCCCGGTGGGGCTTGTCTCACCAAGTCCGTGGCTTGGACCCCGCACACCTTTAACGTTGGTTTTCTAAGATGGCCGCACCATTTCAGAATTATTCCGGCGGTGTCCTACTCGCGGACATCGTAAAGAGGAATAATCTCAGCACCTATGTGTCTGAGGCAGTAAAAGAGCGCAGCTTGTTCATCAAGTCTGGCGTTGTTGTTCGTAATCCTTTGCTGGATGCCCGCGAAGGCGGCACCCGCATCCAAGTCCCTGAGTTCAATCCAGTATCTCCAACTGAGGAGATCATGGACGGTACAGCTACGTGGGGCACAAGCACCGCTGGCTACCTGACTCCCCAGAAGATCGGCACCGGCACCCAGATCGCTTCCATCTGCCATCGCGGTTTCGCGTATGCAGTGGATGACGTTGCAATGTTGGCAGCGGGCGAAGACCCAATGCTTCACATCCGCAACCAGCTTGCCGATGCAATCAACAAGCTGAAGAGCGCACGCTTGTTCTCGCAGTTTGCTGGTTTGTTTGGCACAGCATTGTCTGGTCATTCATTGGACAAGGCAGTTGCCGCAACTTCAGGACAAGGCGAAGCCAACTTCCTGACCGCAGCCAATGTGGCTGAGGCCCGCGCTGCTCTTGGCGAGCGTGGCGATGAGCTGGACACCTTGATTGTCCACCCATCCGTTGGTTTCTACCTGTATCAGGTTGGCCTTCTTACCTTCAGCACCTCTGCACTGGCCGCTTCTGGCGCAGTGACCTGGGGCGGTGGCGGCGTCGGCGTCGGTGCTCGTAGCATCGGCGAATTTGCTGGCTGCAACGTGATCATGGACCCACAGGTCAACACTGTGATCCCTGGCACATCAACCCACGTCAAGGAGTTCCGCTGCTTCCTGATGAAGGGTGGTTCAGTTCTGGAAGGCGTCCAGCAGGATCTGCGTATTGAAGCAGACCGCAACGTGCTCTCGAAGCAAGACGTGCTTTCTGTGGATTACCACACCGCGTATCACGTGATGGGCACCAAGTGGACCAGTGCTGGTGACAACCCCACCAACGGCACTCTGGCCACTGCTGGCAACTGGTCAGCCACCTACGACACCGACCTAATCCCAATGGTCGAGCTGATCGTCAACAGCCCACTGGACACCAGCGCAATCGCCTGATACGTCCAGCACAAGCTGCTACTGCCCCGCTTCGGCGGGGTTTTTTATTGGGCTAAAATCAAAGAAAGTATTCCTGCAGTCTTGTGGCCGCAACAATCGATGCCACATTGAAGGGCGAAAACGCCAACAGCTTTGTAACGCTGGCGGAAGCAAACGCCTATTTCGAGACCGTCCCAAATTCTTCAACCTGGGACGACAAAACAGACGACCAAAAGAACCGCGCCATTATTAGCGCAACCCGCTGGATCGACGTACTTAACTTTTACGGCGACCGTTGCGACAATGGCCAAGCATTGAGCTGGCCGCGCAACAACTACCACGTAGACCGGGTGGAACTTACATGCTCCGTCATCCCAGCCGACATCAAATACGCCACCTACGAGCTGGCACGCGCCCTAGCAAATGACACGGATGCCGTCACCGGTAACACCGGAACCGAAGGTTTGTATGAAGAAGTCGAGTTAGGCGAATTAAAGGTGAAGTACAACACAGATAGCCAGGCGACTGGATCCGTGAACAACATTTTTGATGTCTACCCCTGGTTACAGTCTTACCTTGGAGCCTTCACCTTGGGCGGTTCTGGGGGTTATCAAGTGCGCGTTGTTAGAGGATGAAATGTCAAAAATAGACGACACTTTTTCGCCGATTCCAGCCCAAATCTTCAATGACTGGGGCCAGGACATCACGTACATCAAGACCACTACACCCCGCGCCTACGACCCCACCACAGGGGCTGTAACTGGAGCGGACGCCACTGTGACGGTAAAGGGCATCATCAGCCGCCTTACCCCACGCGAATCCGAGGGCTTGTACCAAAGCACGGACGTAAAGATCTTGATTGGTACGGCAGAGCTTGGCGATTATTACCCAACAGAGGCCGACCGTGTGCAGTATCCACAGGCAGGCGAAACCCGCGAAGCCAAGATCATCAACATCTTGACCTATCGTGGTGACAACCCGGTGTACCACACCCTGATCGTGAGGCCACAATAATGGCAAAGGCTTTACAAAACCTGCCAATGTTTATAGACCGTTGGGTAAACGGTATTTTGTCTACGGACATCCGCGAGGCTGCGGAACAGACAATCAAGGAGTTACAGGAAGCCGGTCCAGTGTGGTCAGGGGAGTTCGCCAACTCTTGGGTTATAGAAACTTCTGGAGGTGTTAAAACCGGAGGCAGCGGTGCTACCGGAAACCCGCAACCTGTTATTGGGCCTTTTTTAAGTGGCGCCGAACTTTTTAATAAGCCTGAAGTCAAATACACCATTTACAATGTTGCGCGGCACGCAGGCGTTGCCATTGATTACGAGCAAGGAAAATTTTTTCGCCCGAAAGATTTTCCAGAGCCACTTCAAGAAAGTTTAAATCTAGGCATGGTTGAATACGGTGAAAGAAGCGCAAAGATTCGCGGTAATTTAGACAAATCCGGTAAAGGAAACACCCGCACCGCCCCATTGGACTGGTACGACACCTATTTAAAGGGTGGGGGTATCGACAGGACAATTAAAGTGGCAATGGATCGAGCCTTTAGGAAATTTCCGCGATGAACTACCAAGCGATCCGGGCATCAATGGAGAACCCGCTATTGACGGCGTTTAACAACCTGTCCCCTGCAGTACCGGTGTACTTCGACAACATCACTGCCGTACCACCAAATACAACCACCGAGTACGTCCGCGTCAACATCACGTTTGGCCTAACCAACGAACCAACGCTGACCTCTAGCGTGGACAATGCGCGTGGCGCGTTAGTAATCCGTTTGTTTACAGAAAAAGGCCGTGGCCCGGCCCGCAATCAAGAACTGGTAACAACTGCCGTAAACGTATTAGAGACTATTAATGACACATCCAAAACTACTACAGGTGTATTCGTAAAAGTAGGCGAGATAAATGGCCCAAGTTTTTCAGCTACTGATGAATCACCACATTTTGTAGGTCGTATTGACACAGGCTATGTAGCAACGGTGTTGACTTAAATCCCCGCTAACCTATGGGTAGCCGGGCAGTGCCCGCAGAGACCTTTAATTTTTGGCGTAGCAATGGCCACCACCGTTCTGTCCGGCACTTCAGGTGCCCTCTACTACAAACCCGCTGGCACAACCAGCAGTTTTGCTGAGTCTAACGTCAACACTGGCGCAGACACCATTACTGTTGCAACCTACTTGAACTTGAAAGTAGGTGATCCTGTGCAGTTTAGTGTGATCAACACTCAAACTAACGGCGCAGGCACAGGCACACTTCCCGCAGGAATCAGCGCAGCAACCACCTACTACGTTATTGCTTACACCGCCAGCACTGGAGTGCTGCAGGTGTCTGCAACCCTAGGTGGAGCGACAATCACCATTACCGACGACGGCACAGCCGTTAGCCCTAACGCCTTCCAAGTCGCCTATACCGCATTTGCAGTAGTCGGGCAGGTGCGTGACTGGAGCTTTGAAATCAACCGTGCTGAAATCGATGTAACCACCATCGGTCAAACCCCTGGTCAGTACGTTCCATTCCGCAGCTACATCTCCGGCTTCGGCGATGGTACGGGCAGCGCAACGGTCTACATGACCGACGAGGATGCTTCCCTTAGCAACCGCATGATCGAGGACGTGCTTCAGCGCAACCAAACTGGTGCTGCATTTAAGCTTTACATTGACCAAGTGTTCAGCGGCGGTTCAGTAAACGAAGCCGAAAGCCGTTCCATCGAGTTTGAATCAGTGCTGACTTCTGCCAGCATGAATGTCACCCCTGACGACGCACAATCCGTAAGCGTAAGCTTCCGTCCATCCGGCACCCCGAGCTTCGACTTCAGCCGGACCTGATAAAGTGCTACTTAAGTAAACACATAGCCCCGGTTTTTGCCGGGGTTTTTTATTGCGCTACGCTATAGTTAGTTTATAGTCAAGTACAAATCATGCCCGCTGGATCGAATCGCGCCATTGATCGGTTGCGTAAAGCAGCAAATCTCCAGCCAAGCAAGCGCAAAGTTGAGCTGTCTGACGGCACCACATTTGAAATGTGGATCAGCCCGCTAACCATGGCTGAACGTGAACGCGCCCAGAAGCAAGCCAAGTCTGACGACGCTGGAGCGTTTGCACTACAGCTGCTGATTGGCAAAGCACAAGACGAAAACGGCGCCAAGCTTTTCTCCGCTGGTGAAATTGATATTTTAAAAAACGAAGTCAAGGACAGCGATCTGCAATCTTTGATGCTGGCCATCCTTAGCGACGAAGACGAAGAGCCAATGGACCCAAAATCCTAGTTGCGGAACTTCGCAAAGACAACTGGCTCATGCTGCAATTTGGCGTTGCCAAGGAACTGGGCATGAGCTTGACCGAAGTCCGCACCACAATGACTCCCGAAGAATTACTGGGCTGGAGCGCCTATTTCCAGATTCTTAACGAGGACCAAGAAAAACAAATGGAAAAAGCCCGCCGCCGAAGGTAACCTATTTCGCGCCTAGAATAGAAAACGACGTACCAGCTGTGGATCGTGGCATACAGAGCTGAAATTCAGATAGGCGTAAAAGGTGTAGAAGAGCTTACCAAGCTCCAAAAAAGGCTTGAAGGAACTAACTTTAAGATAGATGAAATCAATAAAAAGCAATCGACCACTTTTGGTGGTCTAGCCCAAAGCATACAGAATTATGCACAGCAGTTAAATTTAGCTGAGAAAGCTTTAAGTAAAGTCGCGGCAGCTACTCCGCAGGAAACTAGAGCAGTAAACAATTACGTTACTGCCTTAGGTAATGCCAACGCAGCTAGAGAAAGACAGAACAGGCTTATAGAGCAAGAAATTGCAAATCGTACAGGAGCTACAGCAGCCCTTAAAGCTTATAACGCCGCAGCGGCTGCCCCCACGCAACGGGGCGCTGCCACCACAATGTCAGGCGCCTATATGCGGGGTGCCTTTAATCGTGGTACTACTCAATTTACAGACCCCATTGGGCCTATTTCTGCTCAAGCCCGTACCGCACGCGCAGAAGGTATTGCAAGGGAAGCCGCGCTAAAAAGCCAAGCTAACCAAAAAGAATTTGCAGCGCAAAAAGCATTCCAAACCGAACTGTTTAACATTGAAAAACGGTTTGATGACAGTCTTAACCGACAGCGTAAGGAAGCGGATGATGCTGAGTTTGACAGACTACTAAAACGACTTAACGCAGAACAGAGCAAACTGAACGAAATAGATAAATTAAGAGCAAAGATAGACAAAAAAATAGGCGAAGATTTTGATAAACGTTCCACACAAGCGGGCAACCTGCGGGGCCAGAGCAGCCCGGTTGGTGGTGCAGTAAACATCCCAGGCAGTCCTGCCGCTAAAGCGCGGACCAAACAAATCAAACGTTTACAGGGTGCCGCAAGCAACGCAATCATCGGTGGTGCGTTTCCATTACTCTTCGGCCAAGGAATTGGCGCGTCAGTAGGCGGTGCAGTAGGCGGTGCGGGCGGCGGTTTGATGGGCGGTCAGTTTGGTTTTGGCCTGTCGCTAGTAGGTACTGCAGTTGGAACGGCAGTTGACAACCTAATTAAGAGCACCTCTGAGCTAGGTAAAGCTCTCAATCCACTTACAGCTGACATTGGAGCGGTAACTGCAGCTGCAGGAGAAAGCGGCACAGCATTTGAGCAACTAACCAAAGACATAGAAAAAGTTTTAGGTAAAGAAAAAGCGTTAGCAGTAGCAACAGCGCAGCTAGCAACTGTAATCGGTGATGACGGCGTTACCGCACTAAAAGAATTTGGGCAAGACACATCTAACTTAAGTGCCGAACTTACCAAAGCTTTTACAGCGGTTTCTGCAAGCACAGCAGAATTTATAAACAAATTAGGTATTTTAAGCTCTGTAACGAAACGAATTGAAATTGTAAGGTTGGCTAACAAAGAAGGTACAACACCCGAAATAAGAAAATTACAGGAAGAAAGAGACAGCTTTGACAAAGGTCTTTTATTTGGGGGCGATCCGCAAAAAGTAGAACAACTTAACCAGCAAATAGCAGCGTTACAAAAAATTGCGGAAGAAGAAGAACGAATACAGGTAATTAAGCAAGCACAAAGAGACCTACAAGCTGCTGTAGATGCAGAAACAGCCAGTTCAATAGTAATGTTAGAACAAAAACTTATTATTGCAAAAAATAACGGTGATTTACTTAATGAACAGGTTGTAGCAGCGATGGAAAATGTAGCCGCAGAGGAAATACGTGTAAAAATATTAAAGGCGCAGGGAGACCCATTAAAATTAAATTTGGTCTATCTGGAAGCGCAGTTAAAAGCTGTACAAAGAATCAATCAAGTAGAGCAAGCTAGAAAAAGAAAGCAGGAAGAAGACGCTAGAAAAGCACAGCAAGAAGCACAAAGAGCACAGCAAGAAGCACAAAGAGCACAGCGTGAATTAGAAGCACGAAACAGAGGTATTAGCTCGGCTCAAGTAGGCAGTATGCAAGCTTTAATTGCAGGCAGTAGAGCGGGATTACAAAGCACCCGTGTATTTGAAGGGGAAAAAGCGTTCCTAGACGAAAGCGAGAAAGCTTTGGAATACGAAGTTAGACTCAAAACCCGTATATTAGATATTCAGTACAAGCAGCGAGCTTCACAAGCCAAATCTCAGGAAGAAGCAGAACATTTGTTTAACACATATAACACACAATACGACACTATTGAACGCGTATACTTTACTCAATTAAAACAAGTACAACAGCAAAAAGAGCAACTTAAAATACAAAAAGAAATTAACGCTTTGCAGCAAGCAGAAGAGACTTCCGGTATCACGCGAGGCTTTACACGCAATATTGCGGACGTGGAACGCAGGATTGCTTCGCCATTTGGGGGCGACGATTCAGACATGTTAAACCTTAGAATCGAACAACTTCGTCGAACAGAAGACATATACAGAGACATAGACACTCAGGTAAGTATTTTAAACAAACAATTAAAAGCAGACCCCAGTAATGAAATTATTTCGGACAACATAAAAGGTCTAGAAGAACGTAGACAAAAACTTGAGGCGCTTTTACCGGTTTTAGACCAAGTAGAGCAGGCGGAATTGCGCCAGAACCAGTTAGTGGAGAAGTACGGCTTTATTGCAAACGAAGCCGCTACTGCAATGTCATCTGCTGTGCAGTCGATTGTTACGGGCACTGGTTCGGTAGAGGAAGCATTTAGTAACATGTTCGCCAACATCGGCAAAGCCTTTATTGATATGGCGACTCAGATGATTGCCAAGGCGTTAATCATGAAGGCAATAGGAATACTTGGGAACGCTTTTGGCGGCGGTGGTAGTAGTGGTGGTGGTGGCGATATTTTTGCCGATATAGCCTCAAGAGGCGGTCTTCGAGCAAACGGCGGTCCAGTCAGCGCAAACACGCCCTACATCGTGGGCGAACGTGGGCCTGAGTTGATGGTTCCATCCACCAGCGGCATGGTGCTGTCTAACAGCGAAACCCGTCAGCAGCTGAACAATCAGCAGAGCGCAGCCAGCACTCGCGAACAGCTGGACAAGCAGCAAGCCGTTGCCAGCACTCGCGAACAGCTGGACAAGCAGCAAGCCGTTGCCATGCAACCACTGGACATTCGGTATGAATCAACGGTCATAAATAACGTTGAGTACGTTACGGCGGAACAGCACCGCCAGGGCATGGCGCAGGCCGCCGAGCGTGGCCGTGCGATGACGCTGACGACGCTGCAAAATAGCCCTAGAACCCGCAGTAAGGTTGGCATCTGATGAGCGCGTACGCATTTGTTAATTACGTTCGCTTCAAGACGCAGGCTGATGTTTATACCGGCACGCCATATCAAAATTTCAGCGTCAATCAGCAACGCACTTATAGCGGTGTGACCTATAGTTTTGCGCCGTTTGCTGTTTCATCTGGCGGAGGTGCTCGCGGCGGTGAACGCTCCAATGCTGCCTTGGTCGCTGGTGCAGATGCGATCTCTGTAAATTTGTTTGCAGAAGCAGTGCAGAGCCGTTACATACTGGAAATTAAAACAGTAAGCCTCGACCCGCTGACTTTCGCAGACGAGGCGCTTATCTCAACAGAGATCTGGCGCATCGCATCCTACGAAATGGACACAACAACGATTACCATGCGGCTGACGTCACCACTTGATGCAGTGAAGGCGCAGATACCTCGGCGTACATTGAGCACAGAACTGGTTGGCGCATTACCAACCAGCGGATCATTGGTTATCGGCTGATGTGGTATCGCTGGATTAGCCTCCCCCATCAGTTTCGGGCGGATCCCAATGACGGCAAAGGCGCAGACTGCTTGATCATGACCTGGCACGTTTTAGATGCTGCAGGCGTTCCACACCCTGCGCTGGATGCGGAGTGGTTGAGCATGGCGGAACGCGGTGATTATGAATCGTTAGCGATGCTGTATCGAGGGCTTACAATGTCTTTAAGCGCAGCAGAAGAATACGCCGTGACGATGTTCCGAGCTACGGATCATATTGGTATTGGCGTTGTCGTGGATGGAGGGCTTCTGCATGTCAACAGACGGAAAGGCGTGCGATGGATCCCGGTGGAACGGTGTAAAAAAATGGAATACCGGAGGTTCAAATAATGCTGCCATCTGACCGTTATATCGCTGAAATTCTTGGGCTCACAGAGGCGCAGTATCGGCACTTCCATATTGAGGCAAGGAAACGCGCAGCGGAAGGACCGCGACCTGCTGTAACTGCAGAAGTCGCAACAGTTATTGCAATCGTCAACCTTGTAATCGGACTAGGTTCGATTGCGGTTTCGTTGCTGTTAAAGCCTTCCGCACCAAAAGCCCCAGGTGAACAAGGCCAACCAACGCAGCGCCAAGAGGAAGGCAGCACAGTCCTGCGAAACAGTCGGTTTGCGCCTAGATATGGGTTTGATTCGCAACAAGATATTGCAACCATAGGCAGCATTATTCCCATTATTTACGCTCGTAAAGAAACCATATCTGGCACAACTTACGGCGCAGTACGTATCAATATGCCAATGCTTTGGAACCAGGTTCTGAGCCTTGGCGGAGGCCAGATGATACGCGCTGTATTTTTACTCGGTGAAGGCACCATCAGCAGCGTTGACTCAAATGGCTTCGCGATTGGCAGTAGCACGTTACAAGGCTATATTTTTGACACCCCCGCTGCTACTGAAGCAGCCTCACGGGTGACGCTCTATCTCAGCAAAGATGGAGGCCGAATCGCTGGGGCTGACAGAGTAGCAGGCTGTTCAAATGCCAATGATGACGGCAGCTCTAGTAGTTCAGATGTTTTTAGGGTGTACTGGAACGGAGCAGAGCGAACAGATTTTTGTTCATCCAACCGGCCAAGTGCGCAGACGGCTTTTGGCGTTTATGCACCGATTGGCAACGATTTGATGTATAAAGTCAACCCGGTAATTAGTCCAGGCGTAAGAAGCCAAACAGGCCCAGGTGGTGGAGATGAAGTTACTGTTGATTGTCCAGTAGACGCGCCAAAGATGAACAAACGGGATAAATATCGAGCCAATTTTTCAACATTCAGTGGCGTCTATCAGGTTAATTCCACCCCAGGGACAAGCCCTGGAACCACGACTGCAGTTAGTGTCGGAGATACTGTTAGTTACAGGCTTCACAACGGAAGCGACTGGGGAACAGCTTTCAGCGCCTACGGCAGCTCTGATGATGACGCAGAGGCAAAAGATGTAGCTTCAGCGGTTGCTTCGCTGCAAAAGACGTGGGATGATCGATTAGTGGAAGGCGAGTTGTATAAGATCGGGTCGGCTTTATGTGTTTGCACAGACCGTACCTCAGCGGAGTTCGTATCGCAAGCCGACTTAAACGGCAGCGGGGGTCAAGCTGTTGTCGCCAGTTTTACTGTTGTCAAACCTGGGTCCATTAAGAATTTCTCCTCGTCGAGGCTCCAAGACGCAGGCGGTGATTCAGGCGTACGGGAGAAAGCTACGACAGGCGGCCACCTTTTGCGCTACGCGCAGGGATCGGTGTCAACGTCCAGAGCGTGCCGAGCCGTGGAAGTTGGCTTAAAGTCTACTCTTGGCATCAGAATAAACAATCTATGCAACTTTAGAGACACAAAAACTTATGAATACGCTGACACGCAATGGTGTCAAACTTTTGAAAACAATCCGCCGGAAGATATAGTTAACAACTTCTATCAAAGTGGAACTATTACAGTACCAGTGCAGCGATACTCGTTTTTCAAGATTAAATATAGAGAAGTTGGGAGTAACAGTTGGACGACGTTAAGCAACGCCTACGGGGTCAGAAGTGAAACGCAGCAGTCTGTTTTCAATTACATTCGCTTTGAATTTAGCTCCGTCAAAGTACGCGAATTTATGTTTGAGCCCCTTTCAGGGTTTGAAGTTCGCGGAGGCTACTACGGGAGCGCGTTGTATGTGCTTGACCCCAAAAAGGGTCCGGTTACCATTTCTGACGGCGGGATAAGTGTTGTCTTCAATGGTGAAGGTATTGCGCTTAATACAAGCAACTTTGGCATCACTTTTGGCAACGCCGATTCTGGCTTAAGTTCCAGCTATGTTTACGATGAAGATACAAACGGTGATGACCCTACTGTCACAAGGAACTACAACGGGCTGCCCCTTGTAGACAACAATACCTACATCGACGACTATGGAAAATTAGCGGAAACTTTCGTCTATTCAGAGATCAGCAGTAGTGCGGATTCTGGTCCTGAACATAGTATTGTTTATGTCAATGAAATTGTGCCGAACAGTTC